AAACTGCAGTGGAGTGGTTGGCAGAACAAATGGAAATTTTACATTATGATTATTGGGCTGAACATATATCAAAAGATGAAAAAAATCAAAGGTTAAAGCAATTAAAAGAACAAGCCAAAGAAATGGATAAGGAAAAACACGAAAAATTCAACAAGTTTCTTAACGATGAAAAGCAATTGAAAATCTCTGATTTAAAAACAATAGAAAGAATACAATGGTATTACAACACTTATTTTAACGAAACCTACGGAGAAAATAACATATGAAAACAGCAATAGAAAGATTCGTTGAGTGGTTGGAAGAAAACCACCCCACCGCAGTACCAGGACCCGAAGTGATTCACCACCTGAAACGATTAGAACAAATGGACCAACAAATGGCATACAATGCGGGTTTCACAAAAGCCAAGTCATTGTACCTTGACGCTGAATGAAACATCTTGAAAGCCGTTTACAAATCAACTGTGTTAAGTGGTTTCGGTTGGCATACCGCCAATGGGCAAACCATTTGATTCATGTTCCCAACGGAGGATCACGCGATTTGAGAACGGCTCAAAGATTAAAAGCCGAAGGAGTATTGCCAGGGGTGGCCGACCTTGTGTTATTCATCCCTAACAAAACACACCACGGGTTATTCATTGAACTCAAAGTCAAACCAAACAAACAATCAGCACATCAAAAAGAATGGGAAAAATTGGTTACCGCGATGAATTATCACTATGTGGTGGTATATTCGTTTGAGGATTTCAAATTACAAATCGAAGCATACATTGGTAACACTTGAAGCCATAGCCAAACGCCACATTGAATGGATCAAGATTGCCAAATACATTGGTGCATCAAACGATGAAGCGGATGACATGGTACAATCAATGTATTTGAAGTTGGCGGAAATCCAATTGGCGGAGGGAAATTTTGTGAGGTTGACCAATTACAACGGAACCATCAACACCATCTATTTGTTTAAGATGCTACACAATGCGTTTATGGACATCAAACGGGCATCAAACAAGACAATACCACACCAAGACCAATTTAACCCCGTAGAAAGCCCCGAAATGGCTGAAATGGCACATTTGGAATTGATGGGTGAAGTGAAAAAGGCAATTGATGAACTGCGAGATTACGACCAAATGTTATTGGAACTACATTTTGTATACGGACATTCAATGAGGGATATTGAAAAACGCACGGGCATACCAACACATTCAGTTTTTAACTCAATCAAAAACGCCAAACAACACATCAAACAACGAACACAAACCAAATACAAAATATATGCAGAAGAAAAGCGACACACGGAAACAATTTACCGAATCACGACCATCCATCGGGTTGGGGGATACGATCCAGAAGGTAACGAAAGCCACGGGGATTGAAGCCCTTGTAAAATTCATTGGTGGGGAAGATTGCGGATGTACGGAACGAAAGGAAAAATTAAACAAGATATTTCCTTATCGCAAACCATTGTGCATGACGGAACACGAATACGAATGGTTTACACATTTTAAGAGTGTGAACAACACGACATTGGCCCCAATGGAAGCGGATAAAATCGCGGTGATGTGGTCAAGGATATTCCAAAGCAAACGAATCCAAAAACCATGCAGTTGCAACCCAAAGGCATGGCAAACCATGATAAATGAGTTAACCCAGGTTTATGAAACTTACGAGAAACCTTTGTGATTGTTGCGATAACAATAAAGAATCAACCAAAGAATTAATCAACGAAACGGGGCCAATGATTGAACCCAATCAAATTTATATGTGTACAAAATGCAGAATACAATTTCAAGACCGAGCAAAATGGGGGCCATGGTTAACCGCAGTAAAACAACTGCAAAGCAATACGCTGTAATGATTTTACGCGATGATTACCATTACACATTCCGAGCAATTGGCGAACGAATGGGGGTATCGGAATCGGTGGCGTTTAGGTTATACGAAAAGGGAATCAACAATGAAAAAACATACAAAAATAATTTTGATATATTATTCGGTTGAGTGTATTTTTGTGGTATGAAATTTATAGATAATTACGAAAATTTGTATTCGGTTACCGAAAAAGGAGATGTTTATTCACATCGGTATGGGAAATTTTTAACACCAATAAAGCAAAAAAATGGCTATGTCATGGTATGCTTATATAAAAATCGGAAGCCCAAAATGTATACAATTCATAGATTAGTTGCCAAAGCGTATATCCCAAGAATAATTGGCAAAGAATTGGTTAATCACATAGACATGAATAAACAAAACAACGCAGTATCAAATTTGGAATGGGTTACCGCAAAAGAAAATATACAACATGCGTGTCGTAATGGGGTTCGTTCTGGCGTTAAAAATGGCAATTCAAAATTAAATGATGCACAAATCATTGAAATAAGGGCAAAGTATAAATTTAGAAAATACACCTATGCCCAATTATCAAAAGAGTATGGTGTATTGAAAACTTATATTGGTCGTATTATTAATAGGGTGGTTTGGAATCATATATGAAACGACATGTTAAATTGTATTTGAATTATTTTGGGTATGACACATCCGATTTTATCCCGTGCGAAGTGTGTGGAAGCCAGGCCGTTGACATCCACCACATTGAATGCCGTGGCATGGGTGGAAGCAAGGAAGCCGATAAAATTGAAAACCTACAAGCCCTTTGCAGAAAATGCCACATCCAATTTGGGGATCAAAAACAACACAAAGATTTTTTAATTATCACACACCAAATAAAAATGAACAAATGATACAAATTGTTAAAACAAAAGACATTATTGCCAATGAGAATAATCCCAGGGTGATAAAAGATGACAAATTCCGTAAATTGGTACAATCAATTAAGGACTTCCCACAAATGTTGAACCTCCGCCCGATAGTCGTGAATGATGAAATGGTAGTTCTTGGAGGTAATATGCGGTTACGAGCCGTGCAAGAAGTTGGGTTGAAGGAAGTGGCCATCATTAAGGCATCCGACCTAACCGAAGAACAACAAAAAGAGTTCATCATTAAGGACAATGTTGGCTTCGGAGAATGGGATTGGGATGTGTTGGCTAATGAATGGGAGCCAGAATTGTTGACGGAATGGGGATTAGATGTTTGGCAACAACCCGTGGAGGTGGATTACTCACTTTTGGATGAAGAAGATTTATCCGACGAACTTGCGGACATGGCAGATGGCGTAAAGAAAGCCATCCAAATAGAATTTGAACCTGACCATTATGAGGAAGCATATCAATTGGTAAAGTTTTGGCGTGAACGCGGTGCTTATGTTGGTCACATGATTATGTTGTATCTTCAAGAAGAAAAGGACAAGTTATGATGCAAAGTTCCATTAAAGGAATCAAGTTTTTCCACCGTGAAAACACCAGTGATTTGAAAACATTTGAAGAAGTCATTGGAAAAGATGTGTATCAAAAGAAAGGGATGAAGATATTGGCAGGCGAGGAATGGGTTGATTGTGGTGGTAATGTTGGGGCATTCACTTTGTTAGCGTGTGCATTGGGTGCAAAAGTTACGGTGTACGAACCCGACCCGAATAACTGCGCCATGATTGAAAAGAATTTAGCGTTGAACGGATTCACGGCCAATGTAGTTTGTGCGGGGTTAGTTCACAACCAAGTGAAGAAGGCAAATTTGTATGTTGGCAACAACGGGAATGTATGGCGTAATTCTATGTTCAAGAACTGGAACGGAAAAGGATTGAAAGTTGACTGCGTTAATTTTGACGAAGCGGTTAAAGATGGTGTGTGTGTAAAAATGGACATAGAAGGTGCAGAGATGCCGATATTGGAGAACACTCATAGGAAATTTAAGAAGTTGGTATTTGAATGGAGTTTTGATATTGACCCATCGTTGCCACGATTTTGGAATATCATTGAAAAGTTAAACAAAAATTATAAGTTAGGTGCGATTGGGAATACCGCCAAGTTTCAAAGCCGTGATTACGATGTATGGCAAAAGAGTTGGTTTCCCGCGTGTACAAATGTATTTTGTTATGAAAAGGATTGATTTAATAAAACAAGAACACGATGTTAAAATGGGTCAAGAATGCCCATACATTGAACCAAACATCACAGAAGATTGCATTTTTTATGAAGATGGAATTGCAGTTGGTTTCTATATAAAACAGATGCCCGAAAAGATGTGCAAGTTGGCCAATTTGGCGAATGCTGAATTAAGAACCAACAATGTACCAAAGACACTAATGTCACGAGCAACCGTAGGCACGAAAGAAGCGTATGAAAAAATGAAAAAAGACAAAAGTGGCAAACAAAGAGTGGATCAGTATTCAGTAATTTTGGGGGGCATCCCACCAAAAGCACAATTTAAGCGACCATATCCAAATTTGTCAAGTGTTCATTCCGTTAAATCTGCGCAAGTATTTATTAAAGCGATGCTAATGTTGGCAAAAGAAAGTGAAGATGTGATTAAACAAATCATGCCTGAACAATATGCAAAACAATTAGAATTATTTAAAGATGTACCAGACCAATGGAAGTTCGCAAACCTTTTCACAAGTTCAATTTCAAACTACAATATCCCCGCACCATTTCACCGTGATGCTGGAAACATAGTTGGCGCGGTGAATGTGATTATTACAAAGCGTTTGAATAGCAAAGGTGGAAACCTTCATGTACCTGATTACGGGGCAACCATGGATAGCGCAGACAATTCAATGTTGGTTTATCCTGCATGGAAAAATGTGCATGGAGTTACGCCAATCATCCCAACACACGAAGGAGGTTATAGGAATAGTTTGGTATTTTATCCGTTGAAAGCATTTGTTGGATTAAAATAAATTTTATAAATAATTTGGTATTTCAAATATAAAACACCATCTTCGCATTATGAATATGACAAACAACATCACAATCAACGGAATTAGCGAATCAATTGCCTACTGCGAAGCCAAAGGATTTTCAAGAGTTTTCATGGCATACGCCAACGAATGTTCAAGGGAAGACATCATGGAAATTGGATTCAACTCAAATTCGGGTTATGTTTACATTGCACTTGAAAACGGAATTTCAATTTGTTCAAACATGGGGCAGTCAGTTGATTACCTCGTAACAAATTTTTACAATGGCGAAGAAACATTTTACGACACTTACCAAGAAGCATTAGAACATGAAAGCGTGGAGGAAGATTGAACGAACATTACCACAAGAAGAAACCCCCGTATTGGTTAAGACCGTGCGGGGTTTCCCTTATGTGGCGGTTTACTACGATGAACAATGGCATTGTTATCACACGGATCAAAGATTACATGTGGTTTACTGGATGCCAATACCCCTAACCCCCGATGAATAATGGCATACGATAGAAACGAATTAGAAGCAACGGCCATCGCCGCAATAAAGAAAAACAAATTGTTTTTTATTCAAGATGTAATTGCATACCTACCATGTACAAGTAGCACATTTTACCACCTCGGCTTGGAAAAATCGGAAAGCATAAAAGAGGCATTGTTGGAAATCAAAACCAACATCAAAGTATCTATGCGTTCCAAATGGTATTTGAGCGAGCAACCCACATTGCAATTGGCGTTAATGAAATTGATAAGTAGCGAAGAAGAACTCCGCAAACTGTCTATGAGCCACAATGTAATGGAGGAAAAAGAGAAACCTATTTTCAATGGTATTGATATAGATGTTGCAGAAAACAACGGCCCAGGTCAAGATTAGTCGGTTACGCAAACGGGTTAGAATTGTAAGGGGTGGAACAAGTAGTTCAAAAACCTTTTCAATTATCCCCTTGCTAATTGATTACGCGGTTAAAAACCCAAAGGTAGAAATCAGCATCGTATCGGAAACCATCCCCCACCTACGGAGGGGTGCTATTCGTGACTTCCTTAAAATCATGGAAATGGTTGGGATGTTTGACCCGTTAAAATGGAACAAGTCATCATGGACCTATAAGTTCAGCAATGAAAGTTACATTGAATTCTTTTCGGCGGATCAACCCCAAAAGTTGAGGGGTGCAAGGCGTGATGTTCTATTCGTAAACGAGTGCAACAACATCGATTGGGAATCATACTACCAAATGGCAATCCGTACCCGCAAATTCATTTATTTGGATTACAACCCAGTGGCGGAGTTTTGGGTTGATAGCGAATTGGTAAACGACCCTGATGCGGAAATGATTGTCCTAACCTACAAAGACAACGAAGCGTTGGACAAATCCATCGTGGCGGAAATTGAAAAGGCAAGGGATAGGGCTGAAACATCAAACTATTGGCGTAATTGGTGGCGGGTATATGGGCTTGGTGAGATTGGAAACCTTCAAGGGGTTATCTTTTCAAACTGGCAAACCATAGACAAGATTCCCGATGATGCAAGGTTACTTGGTTGTGGTGTCGATTTCGGTTATACAAACGATCCTACGGCAATAGTAGCCGTATATGAATACAATGGTCAACGAATCATTGATGAGGTCGCATATCGCACGGGAATGCTTAATTCGGATATTGCAAAGGCATTGCCCAACTATGTGCCAGTGTATGCAGATAGTGCAGAACCAAAGTCAATTGATGAAATACGCAGATACGGAATAAGAATCAAGGGAGTAACCAAAGGAAAGGATTCAATCAACTACGGAATTCAAATCATGCAATCACAATCCTATTTGGTGACATCCACATCAACAAACCTAATTAAAGAATTACGGAATTATTGTTGGGATAGTGATGCCCAGGGGCGAACCATGAACACACCAATCGGAACGGATCACGGGATTGACAGTTGGAGGTATGCGGAGATGATGATGTTAGGAATCAAGTCAAATTTCGGGAAGTACGATATTCGTTAAGATTATTTTGTTTATTTCGTGTGGATTGTTATATTTGTGAAGACAAATAATGAAGCACGGAAGTTTATTTTCAGGAATTGG